TCTCTATCGCATCTTGGTTGTCAGGGGAAGGACACGTCACAGTGGACCACATCCTGAATGCTGTCCCCCACTGGTCATTTAGCAGGTCCAACCCCCCATCTTTATCAAAACTACTCTGGTGGTATCTCCGAATACGTCGGGTGATGGCGAGCTCCACCAAGCTAGACGCGTCCTCGTCTCGCTTCGTAGCACGCCGCTTAGCTTTGAGGATCTCCGAGCGCAGTGGTGCGCGTGGGGTGGTATGAAATGCGCTCGTGTACGTGTCGCACACCCATGCACGAAACATGCGCACGTCATTCTCCTCCCCGCTGAATAACTGTTCTGTCAACATCGCGAGTGAAGGTGCGATGGTGAGTGGGTCAACGGTGGTGATGTCAATGCTGGCACAGTCCTCAAGGTCGACTTTGGCACCATCCACTTCCTCCCAACTGGAGTACGTTTTCCCCAGAGCATCGTTAAGACGGGCCAGATCCGCGTTAAAAAGGGGACGCAACGCTTGCTTCCCTGGACCCCGTACCCAGCGGTCGTGGGTCGAGATGTAGCACTGTGCACCTAGGAGGGTGCGCTCAATCTCCCGTGTCTCTTGGTTCATCATATGCAGCACCCGTTCCCGCCACTCCATTAAATTGGTGAGAGTAAGCTCTGTTAAGGCGACAGACTGTTCTTGTGTTAACTCTGTTTTTACTTCTACCATGCTATACCCCCTTTCTTTCAACCCACCATAACAAAAGCATACACCACTAAACGCAAAATTTAACCACGGTCAAAAAAAAAAGAGCCCACCGTACCACCCACAGAGGGTAGTATGGTGGGCTCAGGTGTGTTAGTCATTAGGTTTGAAGGTTATGGGGAATAAACAGAAAGGAATCAATATACATACACAACAGGAGATGGTTAGGGTTAGCACTTAGTTACTTACTTACGTATTAGGTATTAACACTGTTATAGTTATAGTCTTTTACTACTACTACTACTACTCTACTACTCTACTACTCTACTACTCTACTACTCTACTACTCTACTACTCTACTACTCTACTACTCTACTACTCTACTACTCTACTACTAAACTAATAATGGGGTAAAGGTGGTTCTAATGGGCACTTACCTTGTCGGTACTAGGAGAGTACGTGTTCAGTCTGTTCTTTCACTACTACAGTACACTAATGGGAGGTTAGGTGTCAGTCTGTTCTATCTAAGGGCACTTACCTTACCGGTGCTGTTTGGCGGGTCTTCTTCCTGTAGATGGTCTCTTATGGGGATGACGGTCCTGGTCTTGGTCTTGGCGACGTGTAGTACCTGTGGGGAAATGGGAAAGCGGTGGGACAGTACCAACCTCAAACCTTTTACTGGGCTTGAGGTGATTGTATAGAAATAACATTGTTATAAACTACACACGTACCTTGGACTCACCTGGTTGGAGCTTAAACCTTTGGCCTGGTGGAGACCATACCTGTGGGGAAATGCGAAAGCGGTGGGACAGTACCAACCTCAAACCTTTTACGGGGCTTGAGGTGATTGTATAGAAATAACATTGTTATAAACTACACACGTACCTTGGACTTACCTAGTTTGGGCTTTAAACTTTTGGCTCATGTGGAGTCCATCGATGTCTCCTTGTTCTTACCCATGCACAACATTTTTTTTATTGGTCGTTTGACACTTTTTGAACGCACACGTTCCGGTACATCTCACATTTTTTCGTAACCAAGTTGACAGATGATGGATGTTTGGTGGGTTGGCCCAAAACTAAACCAAACCAATGCATTCGAAATAATCCTTAATGGTGCTGTGGTAGGTTTTCGCCGGGTTGGCCACTTTTGGAGTGTGCTCGTGTCCTCTGAGGGTCAATGGCAGAATGTTGTTCTGTTAAATGTCTTTACACGAGCTGAAGCCATCCAAGCGCTGTTAAAACACTCTCCATTCTGTCGTGATGTACACCGTCCTATTCATGAACTGCGACAGTCATTTCTTGTACAATAAAAAATACATGCTGTAAAGAAATGGCATCATCACAAGTTAGAAGAAAAAGTATTCGACCGACAAGTATTCGACGCAGCCGTTCCGGTATGCGAGGAGGAAAATCCCGATTTCGTAGTGCTAGCCGCCACAAAAGCAAGCGTATGGGACGCAGTAAAAGCAAGCGTAAAAGCAAGCGTATGCGACGCAGTAAAAGTAGACACAAAAACGTTATTGGTCCTATGCGCCGTGGCACACTGACTAACTTTGGATACAACAGCCGGGACACGGCCACACTGCGTCACTCTTCCGTGCAAAAGGCTGTTCGTGCACATTCCGCGTTAGAAGTATTTCGCAAGCTTAATGCCATCTCAATATTAAACCGAAACACCAACCCAACTCTTGCAAAACACATGTTAGCAGACAGAAATTGGGTACGAAGTAATTTTATGTAGGGTGAAAAAAAATGGCATTCTTTTTTATTTAATTATACCAACTCGTTGTAAAGATTACTTGCACATTCATAACCTCTATCGGTGGAGGGATGAGCTAGGAGTCCACCGGTTGTCATCGTCCCCACAACACAGATGACGTAACTCATGCTCCCCATGTGCAAACTTGCAGCATTTTTGGATGGGGCAACCCTCCAAGTATTTGCACATGCGCGTCTTGAACAGCTCGCACATGTCACGGTAGTGACCAAGTCGCCCACACCCAGAGCAGACCTTGGAGATGTGTTTTTTAAACGTACGACGGTGGTTGCGATTATGTTTTCTAGCACCACCACCCAGAACAATAGTAATATTGATAACAGTTCGCGTCATTGTGATGATGTTTGTTGATAACCAAAGTGTACAAAACAATAAATTAATAAACTACCGCACCCCCCCCTGTTTATTTCCCAGGAAATTAAACGTTGACAGTCCAATAGTTTTTGTAATGTGACAATGTGAAATGCAGGCGGTGGATCTCAAAACTCAGCATTACAAACAGTTTATCCAGAAGCTTGAATCTCTCCACGTAGAATATGCGGACGGCGTTCAGTGGGCGTACACGGTATTTCGTAATATGCTGGTCCGGATCCCTGGACTTGACAGCGAAACGTTAGCAAACGTGTTTGGACAACTCTTAATTTCTGCAGACGGTAGCAACGTGGATGAATTTGAGGCCTCAAACTTAGTTCAACAAGTATTTTCCGCACTGGAGGAACACGGCAACGTCGACAACGGTATCGAGCTGCAGATAAAGAAGTCCCTCCTCTTGGACGCGCTCAATGAGGGGATCGGGGCCACCGTGTACGTCCGCTCCTTCCTCAAGAGCATATACATGTCCATCCGCAACGTGGAGCAAGGACAGCGCGCGTTTGACGACTTTAGACAGGCAACTCAGAGGTAGTGAGCATTCCAAAAACGCGAGTAACCTCTTGGCGGCTGCCGTACTTGGCCAGCCACTCGCTAGGGTCTGCCTCATTAGCAATTCCCATCCGGGCGCGGGGTGAAACCCATGCCTTGGCGCACATGATCCCCGCAAACTGCTCATAGCGTGAGTACTGTCCTGTGGCAAAACTGCGCACCACTGCAGGAGCCGGTGGGTGGTTGTTTTGTTTCTGGCCCGTGCGTCGACTCAGAATGTTGGTATCACCCGGCACAAAGAACCGAACACCACCCCCCCACAGGCGGGCAGAAATTAAGACATCTTCCGCAGAGCCAGCCGCGTCTGTGTCGCTTGCAACGTATGGCTGGTGGCGTCGCCACAGCTCAGCGACCGCAAAGCTGAACACCGAGCTCCACACCGGTGATTGTAGAACGGACCCACATGCTCCGAGACGCATCACCGGAACCACACTGGGGACGATACAACCGTCCTCACCATCATCAAGTGCCAAAAAAGACGCATGGGTTGATGATGTGAGCGCGCCAGTGAGAATTGGCGTTTCTCCCGGGCTGCATAGCTCTTCGCACTCCTGCAGCTGCTGCACTGCACTATGGTCCCAACCTTTACTGGGCACCGCGTCAGAACAAATAAACAGCACATAGTGTTCATTTTCTAGTGCCTCCAGCCCAAGTCGGCGGTGTTCAGCACCACCACCCAAACTGAGCTGCGTGTCTACGCGTAGCCTTGTGTGTTTATGCTTGCGTAGGTACTTCGCTGCGGTGCGTGGCTCCGGCCTCTCCACAACCAACACGCGCACGTGATCTGGATGCACAGCCGTCTCCCCCAGAAGTGCCAGTACGTTCAGGCAACGTTTCGGGCCAGGATTGGAGAGAACAACCAGTATCTGACACGATCGGGTCTCGTTTACCCGCTTTCGATCGGCGCTCTTGGCAGCCATGGTGGACACGGTTACGTAGGCAAAGACAACCAGAAGTAGGATAATGGTGGCTTTTAATTTCCACGGAGTGCCTCCCATCACATTTGGTGGAGAGCGGAACGGGCGTGTCACCGAAGAAGCCATTTAGAAACAAAAAAAAGAGATTGTGTATTTAGTTATATTTTTATTGTGTGTTCCAGCAGCCGCACCTGTTTTAAACATTGTGACACTTGTGGTCACGAGCAGTCATGATATCCTTCCACACATTGGCAGCCTCCAGGTTGTTAAACGAGTCCTTGCGGTTGTACAGGTCGCCTGCGCATTCCACGGTGTACTTTCTGGGGGAGTGTGGGTCGTGGTGACGATCCATGCTCTTGCTCTTGCGGGGGGAGTGCGCATGGTTACTCTTTCTAGGGGAGCTCGGATGGTGACGGCCCGTGCTACGGCTACGGCTCTTACTCTTACTCTTGATGTGGCGCCGCCCCTTGCTCCGTCTCTTCGTGGCCCCACCTGCCAGCTGTCCAGCTGCCATGGACCCCAAGTTCTCAGCAGCGTACGCGTCTACTTCGGCCCACTGGGCGGCATCCAGAGATGTCTTCCGGGTGTTGTACACCTTGCGATCATGCAGCATCCCCTCCATCATCCCCATGTAGCTGCTTGGTAGATCGTTGCGGACCCCCTCCATGTATAAGTTGGATAACTCCTGGTGGTGCAGGGAGCGGTCATGCATCAGCTTCCGGTGCAGGTTGTCCAGAAGTGCCGCAGACCGGCTGGTGGCGTACTTCAAGCCCTGCTTGGCGCTGTGCCCCCGTGCCTGTACCCCACCCCCGCGGAGCACGCCCTCATTGGCACCGAGGGCATCCACCATCTTGCTGTCGTGGGAGCTTAACTCCACTGCGTCTAAAACGGTCTTCCGAGCGTTGTAGGTGCTGCGGTCGGCAATGGTGGCCTCCAAGAGAGACAGGAACTGGTCCGGCATCTCATGTAGACACGCTTCCATGTATAGATTGTCCATCTCATGCAGGTGGAGGCTGCGATCCTGCTGGATCTTTGCGGCTACATTCCAAATGTTCGAATAAAACGCCTGACTGGCGTTCGCCAAACCCTGTGTACGTGGCATACTGGTGGAAGTCTTTTATCAGTACACCACTATTTTTTTTGTTTTGAGCACCGCTAAGGCCGAACCCCTGATTTTTAAATCACGGCAACAAGATCAAAGTATGCGTGTGTTTGTGATTTTGGGGGAGGAGGTACTAAAGTTTGAGGAACCTCTGATCAGACTGCTGCGCGCCTGCTTTGGTGCAAACGACGTAAGCCAGGAGTACTTGTGGTTTGTTGTGACTGAGGGCCGGGAATTGGTGGGGTGCGCATCGGTTGACATTGAAGAGAACCGCCTTTGGAACCTGTGCGTTGTGAAACACCATCGCAGAAGGGGGGTCGCGCGTGTGCTGCTGCGGGAGGTTGTCAAGCGGTTCCCACGGATAAAACTGTACGTGGAAAGAGGGAACACGGACGCTCGTCGACT